GCACCCTGCTCGCCAAAGCGGATGATTTTTTCTTTACCATCCACCTTGGTCTTCACGATGTGCGACTTAGTCGGGTGGCCGGGGGTGCGGCGCGGTTTGTCCAGCTGCAGGCTGTCTTTATTTACGCGCTGGGTCACTTCTTCCTCGCCGCGCGCATATTGTCAACGAGGTTGGGGTAGGGGCGTCCCGCCGCCTTAGCCATCGCCTTGGCCGAAGACTTTTTCTCCGGCGAGAGCTCTTTGCTCTCACCGAGACCCTTAGGGCGCTTCTTGTCCCACACAGGCTTCTTGTCAGACGGCATAAGGGTTCACCTTTTCCCGCTTGTACGGTTGTTGCTCGTCACGTTCACGAGCACGCGGCAAGTCAAACCAACCATCATTTTTCAGGTAAATGACAACCTGAGTGAATGTGTCTACGTAGTCGTCGTGAGCAACAACCGGGAATTTAGCCAGCTGTTTGAGAAACCCTTGCGCCCAAGTTGCGGGGCTGCCGGGTATCTTACCGCTTTCTGGTATCCAAAGTAAACCCAATTCAAGCGTAGGAGCGGATTGATGCGCACGACTAACTTTGTCAGACCGCCCAGGGTTATACGCAACCGCCGGAACCCGCGCTAGGCGTAAGTCTTGCAGCAGGCTTTGCCCGCTCGCCTTTTCTTCTACGAGCACGCGGTCAGGTTTACGCGCTCGGCGCAACCCATCTTTAACCGTCGTGCCGCCATACTCAGTGTTATAGTCAGTGATGGCGCGCTTACGTAACTCCGGGTATGACAGATGTTCATCCCAGGCGTCGATGAGCATGGCGTTACGTACACCGCCGTGGGTAAATATCGCCCAGGTGCTGCAGGCTGTGGGGTCACCGCTGGTGCGCTCGGTAAATGCGCAGTCGTAGGATTGAACAATGTATTCAAACTGCGGCAGCGCATTTTTCGCAGGCCAAAGTTTGAAGCAGTTGACTTTGAGAATACCGCCACCTTCAGGCTGCGGATCTTGTTGCAGCTGACCAGCGACACCGTAGGAGCCGAGGAGTTTCTTCAGGTTGTCAACTTCGGTTTTACCAAACCGCTCGGGGCAGATGAGTTCCCCCTTGACTTTACGGGGGTCGTATACTCCGAGCACCGTGCGGCGAGTGACGCCATCCCACTCAGCGGGGATCATCAAGTGTTCCCACCCGCCGATATCTTCTATGATATGACCTGAGATATCTTTCTCATGCAGGCGCTGCATAATGGTGACCATGGCGTCGGTCTTAGCGTTGTTGAGACGAGTTGACCAAACCATGTTGAACCATTCAAGCGCAGCTTCTCGCATTGCGTCAGATTGCGCATCTTGCGCGCTGTGCGGGTCGTCGAGGATGAGGCGAGAGCCACCTTCACCCGTCGCGGTGCCACCTACCGAGGTCGCAAGCCGGTAACCCGTTTTGTCATTTTCAAATCGCTGTTTAGCGTTCTGATCGCCAGACAGCTTGAAAACTTCACCCCATCGTTCTTGATACCACGGTGATTGGATAAGACGCCGAGCCTTGAGGTTGTCGCGGATCGAGAGGTTGCCGGAGTACGAGGCGCACAGGAACTTTTGTTGCGGCGCAGAAACCCATTCCCACATCGGCCACATGACGCTGACGATAGTCGATTTAGAATGACGCGGCGGAATGTTAATAAGCAGCCGCTTGATCTGCCCACGTGTGACAGCCTCGAGGTGTTTGCAGATTTCTTCGATGTGCCAGCTAGGGATGAATGGCACGCCGGGCTCGACGACGTGCCAGGACTGCTTCACGAATTCGTAGAGCGATGTAGCCGCAACCCGGCGATCTTTCTCACGCCGGATCATGTCCAGCACAACCGCAGGGGTGAGGCTCTCGCTCACCGGTTAACCGCCCTCAATCCGAGCAGCCTTGGACATCAACTGCTGCATTTGCTCGAGCTCGTCATCTCTGAGGTTACGTAGGTTGACCGCCGCAATGGGGATAGGTCCACCCCCCGGCCCCGTGTGTTCCTGCGTGACTTTGTCCCCGTAGATCTTGGGGAGCATCTTGCTCAGTTTCCACTTCAACGTATCAATCTGCAGTCGCTTGTGCGCAATGACATCGCTGTTGAGAGGAACGAGCACCCGCTTCATACGCGGGTTGCCTTCGGGATCGCTGATCTGGTTACCTTCAGCATCGAGCAGCGGGACCATAGTGTAAGCATGCGTCTGCGATGCGATCTCCGCGATACGATCTGCGAGAACTAAATACCCAATCTCCCGCGCTCGACTGTAACGAGCACCCGACCCGTCAGGGTCTTCCTTTACCCACTTGAGAACCGTGTCGGGCGACGGGCCGTCGTCATACACTCCACAGGCTTCATACAAGCTGAGACCTTTCTCTAGTTCAGCGCAAATAGGCTGCAACCAGATCTCCGCTGTGAAGATGCGATGAATTTCGTGTCTTTTGGGCTTCAGGTTTGGCATGCGACAGTAGCATACCTTGAAACATGTTGCAAGGCAACTGTTCATTTCAACGAGCATGGAATGAAGAGTTTGCGGCGCTGTGTATGTGTGGGGGGTGGGGGGTGGCATGGAATGATCTGAGATTAAGAATTTGTGTGTATGGTGTATACCCCGGTGCTCTGCCCGCCAACGGGACTCCTGTGGTGGCCTCTTTTCTCTGCTGGGTGTTAGGGCCTCGATTTCTATCCAGAGATCGAGCCGAGCGGTCGCCAGGTGATCGGTCGTTCGGTCTATATAGAGGGGTAACCGAACGAACGATCACTTTCCCTAGACTTGCTAGGCTTTTTAATCGTTCGGAAAAAATCAAGCCGAACGATCACATTATGAAACGATTGCGACAACCGCCTGCCGTCTACGGGAGGAGGGGACGAAGTCCCCCCTCCTCCGACGGAGCGGCGGTTTCAGACCGGTCGCGGGGGGTAAACGTTCGGACTAAACGTTCGGCCGAACGAACGATCACACTTTTACCGAAAACAACTACTTACGCCAAACGTTCGGCTAAACGTTCGGCCGACCGAACGATTGACCGAACGATTGAAACCATTTCAGCCTATGAAATGATCTGTCGGGCGCGGACGCGTATCGTCGGTAGTGACGAGAGCGGGGGTAAAAGTCAACCCCCGCCCGACACCGACGCTTTCAAATTAACGAACGCCCGGCAGGCCGCGCAGCGCGTTGACCGCACCAGCCCGGTCGCCCCGGTCAAGCGCCTCTTCGGCTTCGCCGAGCAGAGCAATGATTTCGTTCAGCTGCTCGGCCTCGGCGATCAGATCAGCGTCGTCATCCTCGTCGAGATTTTCAATCTTGAGGCCGTCGGTCAGGTCTTCAAGCTCAATTTCAAACCGCTCGCGGAGGTAGGCGACGTCGGCGGCAACGTTCTTGCCGGCGATCAGGGCGGGGAGGATTTCGTCAGCGTTGAGCATTTTAGTTCTCCGTTATCGAGTTATCCGGCGGTTGCGCCGTTGAAACCCTTTTAGCCCAAACCGCGTGGAATGAAAAGCCCAAAAACGCTTTCAAGCCAAAAAAGTTTTGCCCTAGGCCAAAAAATTTTTTGCCCGCAGCGCGTTTTTGGGCTTGCCTTTCAACGGCAGGCGCGGTAAAACCCTTTCCACGGCCAGAACGCCGCTAACGGAGATAACTCAGATGACCTACCAAGTCGAATATACCGACACCTTCGCGGGCGAAGCCAACTACAGCTGGGTGCGCCGCGCTGATATTGACGCGCCGACGCTGCCGTACCGCTCCGCCGGATACCGTCGCAGCCTCATGCGCCGCGCCAAGGCTGCCGTCGGTCTGACCGGCGTGCGCGGAACTACATACGATATGGGTGACGGATTTGAATTCCGACCCTACGGCATTTGCACGGTCATGTTCGTGTCTTGGCGTGACTGACGCTCCGGCTTCCGGGCGGTTCGCCGCCCGGTTTCCCGAGCACCAGGCTCGAAAACCGATAACTGGAGAACTCAAATGGCCCGCGATATCTACGTCGACGAAATCTCTCAAATGGTAGAAATCTGCGCCCTGCTCACCGAGCGCGGCCACGGATTTGAGGTTACGCAAACGCCGCACGGCGCGTGGCGTATCCGCTTGACCGGCGCTTTTTGAGAAAGGAAAACTGAAACAGCCCCCCGCTCCGGCGGGGGGTTTTTCGCGTTTGCGGTGTTCCGGTCGTCCGCTGTCCGCCAGCGGGCTGCCCGAACGCTCGCG